TCAGCAAACCGACTTCTTCGACGTTTCGCTGAAAATGCAGGCCATGGTTTATGCAGTCTGCCGCGATAGGCGCGGGCAGCTTGCGGAGGTAGCCGGCAGGCGCCCCACTCAGAGCCGCCATCTGGCCAAACGACCAGTTGGTGAGGGTGAATGGGTTGGCCGCCTTGCCAGTGATCAGCAAGCCGCTATTGCGGTCTGCCGGATCTGGCATGACCTTGAGATCTCTTGAAGAGTAGATCGGCGCCCGCGATTTGGTGCGCTGGCGAGAGACCTTCGATGCGAGATCGTAGAGGTTCAGGAAACGCTCGTCCTGCGGACGGGTTGCCCACTGGCGAGAAGCTTGCATCAGTTCCATGAGAGTAGATCCTTATCATCGGCGGAATTGCCGAATAATGGCCCGCATGGGGCCATCACCAAGCTATTCCTTATAATAAACAGATGCATAGAGGCATCGGGTACTCCTTCCTTGGCTCAGGTTTCAGGCGTCTTTCCGTAGGCGTCCAAGGCGTGCCGGAATGACGAATTTGGCGTTGCACTCATTGCAGCAACGGCCATCCTTGATGACAGGTTCGGCATTGTTGCCGCCTGCCCAACCACCGACGACCGGGATTATCTTGTCGCAGATGTCGCATTTCATGGGGTTTGATCCTTTCATTCGGTTGAGCTTTCAGTGGATGATGCGGCGTTTTCCATGGCCTCTATGGCCTCTTCCAAGTTGCTTATGGCGTCTTCCATCATGCTGATGGCGTTTTCGGCTGCGGCGCCTTTCTCACCGCTTTGCAGGCTTTCGGGCATGTTGTCGAAGTACTCTTGTTCCTCGTCGCGTATGGTTTCGATGGCAGAGCGAAGCTCTTCGATGGTGTCGAAGGCGCTTCGCAGTTGATCGGCGAGGTTGGACAGGGCCTTGCGGCGTTCCTTGTTCATTTCAATGCGCTCCCGTCAGCTTGATTGTGTAGTTGAAGGCGTCGGCTTCGAAGCCTAAGCCGCGCTCGACAAGTCCCGCGATGGTATCGAGGAAGATGCGTTGCGTTTCACAGGTTATGGTCATTTCAAGCTCCTTTCAGCGGGCGGAATTCGCCAGCGATGCAAAAGGAAAATGTCAGGCGACCAAGCTTGACGAAATGCAGACCGCCAATGCGGCGATATGAGACGTTGAACATTTGGGGCAGATCCTTTCGTGAAGCGGAATTGCTTCATGCTCCCGCTAACCATCGGCTAGCGGGAGAAGGAAGAAATTCAGGCGATGCAGGCGACATGGTAGGCGCTCACTGCATCAGCCGATGTCAGGGATTTGTTGGCACGGTTGCCAGCAACCGTTGCGCACCATGTGTCCCACCAATGGCGAGAGCCGCCAGTGGATTTGCAGATCTCGACATAGTCGGCGATCTTGCGGCGCTTGGTTTCGGGCTTAACCGATTTCGCCAGCTTGAAAGCGGTTTCGGCTAAGCCTAAACGCTTCAAGTTATGTGTATCCAGACAAGCGGTTTCGAAGCCACAGATCTGAGCAACAAACGAAGCCTTGACGATCCCCAAGCCGGGAACATTCGACATCACATCGATGAAACCGATTGTGTCGTTGCTTGCGTCAGCGGCAATCAGAGCCGCATGCAAGACTTGCTTGTGATCCAGCGCATACTGGTAACCATCGCGCTTCGATCCAAAAAGATACTTCGATGCGGCGCCATTGGCGCGTACATCCGCCATCTGATTGGCTACGCTTTGCAACGGTTGCTGGATCGTGCAAAGCACGAAGGCGATAACATCGGTTAAGCCTTCGGGAGATTGCATCGCATGCGCGCGCATTTGCGGCATATCGCGATCAAACATGAGGGTAGATCCTTGGTTTGGCTTTCACATCAGGTTGGAGGTAGCCACCCATCCAACTACGCCATCAGGCGTTTCGATCAGGATCTAAGGGAGGGTTCAGGCGGATGTCCTACGGGATTGAAACCCGCGTCATTCGCGCTCTAGATTGTCAAAGAACCGGGCTGGCGCCCTCATTCCCTAGCCCGCTTGCGAGCCGTCCGCTTCGTACCAGCTAAAGATAGTGTGACTAAAATCACCATACAAGTGCTGGCGGCCAATTATTTTATTGAGCGTTAGAAAGGGTTTGGCACCATGGAAGAGCAAGAACGTCCAAGATTGTCAGTGAAAGAGTTGCGACAAGAGCAAAGGGCAAGGCATGTCGCTGAGCGCAAGGCCCGCGCCTTGGTGGCAAGGGATGCCAGAATGAGGAAGACGCAAGCGGAGATATGCCGAAGGGTCTCACTAGGGCAATCGATGCTGACGATCCTGACAGAGGGCGACAGGTCATTGCCGCGATACGAAACCGCGCTCGGTTGGCTTACGGACTATCCCGATTTCGCAGAGGCCTACAAACAGGCACAGAGGGCGCGTGGCGACGTTTTGTTCGAAGAGGCCCTCACCATCAGCGACGATGGCAGAAACGACTGGATGGCCCGCAATGGCGACGACAATCTAGGTTGGATGCTGAATGGAGAGAACATTGCGCGCTCGAAGCTAAGAGTGGATACGCGCAAGTGGGCAGCTAGCAAACTCAATCCCTCGCGATACGGTGACAAACTGGCAGTGGAAGGCAACATAGATAAACCCATAGTTGTAGCTGTCACCCATCGCGTAGTGCAAGTCATCAGGCAGGAGACGCAACCAGTGATAGAGGCAACGCCGGACGAAGACTATTAGAGGTTGAGGGGGTGGGGATGTCTGAACTGTGGAGGATGGCCCTTACCGCAGCGCGGCCCCCTATTAGCATCCAAGTTTTCCTGTCAAAATTTTTGGCGGTATATTGGTATTTTAGGGAACACAACCAGAGGCTGCATCATGCGCCAAAACACCCGTCATCTAGAGATCGACACCGCCGAGATCTTCATACCGCTGCTTGAGCCACACCGCTACAAGGGAGCCTACGGCGGTCGCGGCGGCGGCAAGAGCAACTTTTTCGCGGACCTGCTTGTCAGCGACAGCCTCGCCGAGCCGGGGATAACCGGCGAAGGCCTGCGCTCCGTTTGCATCCGCGAGGTCCAGAAGGATCTTAGTCAGAGCGCCAAGCTCCTGATCGAAGACAAGCTTAACCGCTACGGTCTCGGTAGCGCCGATGGTTTCCGTATTTACGACGACTGCATAGCCACGCCCCGCGACGGTCTCGTGCTGTTCAAGGGCATGAACGATTACAGCGCGGAGAGCATCAAGAGCCTTGAAAACTTCAAGCGTGCATGGATCGAAGAGGCGCATACGATCTCCGGTGGGTCGTTGATGTTGCTGAGGCCGACAATTCGTGCGCCGGGAAGCCAGATATGGGCCAGTTGGAACCGCCGACGCAAGAAAGATCCTATAGATGTGTTGCTCTGCGGCGCCAATCCACCCACCGACACCTGCGTCGTCAAGGCCAACTGGCGCGACAATCCTTGGTTTCCGGCAGTTCTCGAGCAGGAGCGCCTCGACTGCATGCGCGTCGAGCCTGAAATCTATCCGCACGTCTGGGAAGGCGACTACGCCATGTCCATCGACGGCGCCTACTTCGCGCGCCACCTCACCGACGCCATGCGCGAGGGCCGCATAGTCGATTTCCTCGCACGGGACCCCCTCATGTCCATCCGCGCCTACTGGGACATCGGTGGCACGGGCGCAAAATCGGACGCCTGCGCCATCTGGATCGCACAATTCGTCGGGCGGGAGATCCGCGTCCTCGACTACTACGAGGCGGTGGGGCAGGAAATGGGTTATCACGCCAACTGGCTGCGCGAGAACGGCTACGCCAACGCCTTCTGCATCCTGCCGCACGACGGCGCCACCAACGACAAGGTCTACAGCGTCTCCTACGAGAGCGGGCTGAGGAAGGCCGGTTTCAACGTCAAGGTCGTGCCAAATCAGGGAAAAGGAGCGGCGAAACAACGGATCGAGGCCGCCAAGCGCCGCTTCCCGCAGTGCATCTTCCACGCCAAGCGCACCCAGTCTGGCCGCGAGGCGCTGGGCTGGTACCATGAGGTCAAGGATGAGAAGCGCGACGTCGGCCTTGGGCCGGAGCACGACTGGAGTTCGAACGGCGCCGACGCCTTCGGCCTCTTGGCAATCGACTACCGGGAGCCATCTGTGGTATCACGTAACGCCGGGGCGCGACGGACCATCAAGGGAATAGTCTGATGGCTCTGAAAGGCTATGTTGACCGCCAAGCCGGTCGTGAGGATCTCAAGCAGCGGATGTTGGCACGCCACGGCAAGGATTTCGTGCCGCTGGGCGGCTGGGACGAGTATTTCGGCCCCGACGATCCGATCAGGAACCAGACCTGCCAGAAGTGCAGGAAGCTCGTCGCCGAGGTCAGGCCCTTCGGCAAGGACTTCCTGAGCATTTGCGAGGAATGCGCCAAGAAGGACATGCCGACCTACGAGAAGATGTCTCAGGGAGCCATCTGAGGTGGCCAAGCGCGGCAAAGCCCTCACCGAAGACGAGATCGGGCGTCTCGCCAACGCCGAGATCAATGCCGCCGCGACCTACGACGGCACCGATTTCCAGCAGCGCCGCGTCCGCGCGCTGGAATACTATCGCGGCGACATGAAGGATCTCGAGAACGAGGACGGCACCTCCGAGGCCGTCACACATGACGTCAAGGACGTCATCGGCTGGATCTTGCCGGGCCTGATGCGGGTGTTCTTCGGCACCGACGATCTCGGGCAGTTCTATCCCGTCAACGAGGAGGACGAGGAGCACGCCGAGCAGGCCACCGACTTCATCAACTACGTGGTCATGACCGAATGCGATGGCTACACCACCTTCTGGGACGTCTTCCACGACGCGCTCCTCTTTGCCAACGGCATCGTCAAGCACTGGTGGGAAGAGACCAAGAAGGAGACCGTCCACTTCACCTCCGGCCTCGATGACGACCAGTTTGCCCAGCTTGTCAACGACAAGAGCATCACCGTTCTCGGCCACCGCACGGACGAGATAGAACTGCCGCCTGACGACAGCGACATGGATGACGGGCAACCCATCCAGTTGCCGCCGCAGGCCCTGCAGCCCCCGCCCGGCGGCCCCCCGGCACCGGGCGGGCAGCCGCCGAACGGTGGCGCTCCTCCCCCACCGAACGGCTTGCCGCCGGGCCTGATGCAGATGCTGGGCGGAGGGGGCGCTCCCCAGCCGACCGCAGGCCCGGTGGCGATGCCGCCGCCCGGCCCGCAGATGATCACCGTCCATACCCTCAAATTCAAGCGTACGGTCAGCTATGGCTGCCTGAGGATCGCCGCCGTGCCGCCGGAGGAGTTCCTGATCAACATTCAGGCCCGCTCCATCGCCGAGGCGCGCTTCGTCGGCCACCGCATGCAGAAGACCCGCAGCGAACTGATCGAGATGGGCTACGACGCCGACAAGGTCTACGCGCTGCCCGCCGCTGGCGGCCTGCTGCCGGATTTCGGCAACCTGCCGCAGACCCGCATCGACAGCAGCGTTCACTACGCCGCCTATCCCGGCATGGACAAGTCGATGGAGGAGGTCGAGATCTGCGAGGCCTACATGAAGATGGACGCGGACGGTGATGGCGTCGCCGAGATGATGAAGGTCGTCATGGGCGGTCCCAACACCAACGTCGTCCTCGACAGCGGGCTATGGGAGGACGAAAGTCCCTTCACCGATTTCGTCAGCACCCGCCTGCCGCACCGCTGGCAGGGCGAGAGCGTCTACGAGGACACCGAGGATGTGCAGCGCATCAAGTCCACGCTTCTACGACAGTTTCTCGACAATCTGTACCACTCCAACATCCCAGACCGTGCGGTGGCCATCGACCAGATCACCAACCCGGATAGTCTTGTTGATCGCAAGATCGGCAACATCATCCACACGGAAGGCAATCCCCAAGGTGTCATCACTGATCTTCAGGTGCCGTTCGTGGCGAAGGAAGCTCTCACCGGCCTCGAATATATGGACCAGATCATCGAGCGCCGAACCGGTGTGTCACAGTCAACGATGGCGCTCGATCTTGAGGCGCTTCAGAACCAGTCGGCGACGGCAGTCAATGCGGCGCAGTCGGCATCGTATTCGAAGATCGAACTGATCGCCCGCAACTTCTCGAAGATGGGCATGAAGCGGTTCTTCGAGTGCTGCCTGAAGCTGGTGGTCGCCCATCAGGACCAGCCGCGCCGCGTCAAGATCAAGAAGCAGTGGGTGGACATGGACCCAAGCTCTTGGAACGCCAACATGAAGTACAAGGTCAACACCGGCCTTGGCAGCGGCAGCCGCGACCGCGACGCCCAGATCCTCATGCAGATCGCCGCCAAGCAGGAGCAGATCAACATGCAGATGGGACCGACCAACCCCCTGTGCGGCCTCGACAAATACGCGAATACCTTGCGAACCTTGGTTCAGGCCGCCCTGCCCGGCGCCGAGCCGGACCTGTACTTCAACAAGATCGACATGGACGATCCGAAGGTGCAGCAGTGGGTGGCGCAGGCCAGCCAGCCGAAGCCCGATCCGAAGGCGCAGGCCGAGCAGATGAAGGCGCAGGCCGCCATGCAGAAGGGCGAGCAGGACATCCAGATCAAGCAGCAGAAGGCCGCCGCCGACGTCCAGCTTGCGCAGCAGAAGGCGGGCGCCGACATGCAGGTGCAGGCGCAGAAGGATCAGGCGGATATCGCCGTGGTCAGCCAGAAGAACAATCTGGAGATCCAAGCGAAGCGCGAGCAGAACGCCTTCCAGCTTCAGGCCGACCGCGAAAAGGCGGCACAGGAGCACGAACAGCGCACGCAGGCAGCCCTCCTCGATGCCCAGTTGAAGCAGCAGGAACTGATGATGGAGGCCGAACTGACGAGGGAAGCCAACCACATGCAGGCCAGCGTCCAGCACGAGAAGAACAAGGCCGACACCAATATCAAGCAGCAGCAGGTCAAGCAGAAAGGACCGTAAGCCATGGAAGACGATCCGTCCGCCGGGTTCAGGGCAACCCCCGCACAACAGTCGGCCATCGCCTGCGCCGGGGCCGGGCCGCTGGGCGATCTCGCCCGGCAGGCGAAAGGCGGGCTGGCGCTCGATGCCGAAGCGGCGCGCTGCTTCGGCGCGGGCTTCGTACCCGACGCCTTTCGTTCGATCTACATCACGCCGGGGCCGCCTTTTCCGACCGTGACCTATTCGGCGGCGTGCGTGAACATCCCCAACACGTTCCAGCCAGCCATCAAGGTGGCGGCCAGTGATTTCCAGTTCTTTCCGGTTGGCGCCCGCGTCGCCTTCGCCACGACAGGCATTCCGCTGCTCGACAACGCTCCAGGGCCGTTCGTCGTCACCAGTGTCGATAAGGCCAGCAGCACGTTCAAGATCAACACCGACCTCTCGTCTGTCGGCGCCCCGGTGGTGAACACCGGACGGGTCGCGGCGCTGAAGCCTTCCAGTACGCTTTACAGCGACCCGCCGCCCGAGCCGACGCACGAGACGGTCATCCCCAACGGCTACGAGCAATGGGCCGCCGACATGGCAAAGGAGCAAGAGCATGACCGCCGTCACCGTCACGAAGAAAAAAGCCGTCCGTAAGGACCGTCCGAACCTGCTCGCCTCCGGTGATCAGGAGGCGCTGCGCAACGCCGGGGCCGGATCGCTGTCAGACTACGCCAAGCAGGCCCACGCCGAAGGCGGCACCCTGACGCTGTCGCCCGAGGAAGCCGCCGCCTCCGGCGCCGGGTTCGTGCAGGACCTGATGAAGATGGATACCAACGACGAGGACGGCGGCGGCGAGGAGACCCCCGCGCCGACGCTGACGTCGCTGGCGCCGAACACCGCCGTGCTCGACAGCACGGACTTCACCTTGGCCTGCATCGGCAGCGGCTTCACCGCCGACAGCAAGATCGTCTTCGCCGGTCAGGACGAGCCGACCACCTTCGATACCGCCAGCCGGGTCACAACGGGCGTAAAACCTTCGCTCGGCTGGGGCGCCGTCACCGTCGATGTCTACGTCAAGACCGGCGGTTTGCAATCTGCGCCGTTGGGGTTCACTTTCACCGAGCCAACACGAAAGAAGTAGGAGGACGACATGCCATCCAAATCAGGGCCGAAAGGCTTCACGCAGAAGACCGGACGGCCCGGCGTGCCGAAGGGCATTCCCGAAGGCTTCAAGAAGGGCGGCAAGAGCGGCAGCAAGATGAGCGGCGTGTCCAACAAGGGCAAGAAATAGCCGATGCCGGTCGAGAGCCGCAATGAGCGAGAGATTGCACGTCGGGTGGCGGAAGCGCGTCGGCTGCTCGATGAACCCCTGCTCAACGAGGCGCTCGACAGCATGGAGGCGGCGGCCATCGAAGACATGCTCAAGGTTCCCTTCTGGGCGGCCCGGCGCATGCGGATGGCCGCCGACCGCGTCAAGGTGGTCAGAGGCATGCGCCGCCATCTCGAAAAGATCATCGTCAATGGCGAACTGGTAGCGAGGCCTGCCAAACGCCTCGCCTAGACGATTTCCTGAAACGGGCGTAAAACGTGGTGGGGCGCGACGGTAGTCAGAAGGTGAACAACCATGCCTACCGAACAGCCGGAAGCCACGCCTTCCGAAGCTGCCGATGCCCTGATCGACCGGTTTCTGGACGTCTCGGACCCCGAGGACACGTCGGCGAAACCCCGCAAGCAAGCCAAGTCTGGCTCGCCCGAGCGCCAAACACCCGAGGAAGACCCCGATGACGAAGGCGACGATGAGCCTTCCGAGGGCGACGAGGAGGATGAAGACACCGACAGCGACGATGACGCCGCCGGGCTAGAAGACGACGACCAGTCGGAAGAGAGTGAAGAGGGACGCTTTGTCGGCCAGAATGGCAAGGTAAAGCTCCCCGATGGCTCCACGACCACGGTCGCCGAACTGGTTCGCGGCAATCTTCGCATGGCGGATTACACCCGCAAGACACAGGAGACCGGAGCACTCCATCAGGAACTCCAAGCTCGGGCTGCGGACTATGCGCAACAATCCCAGATCGTGTCGTTCGCCATCGACATCATGGCGGCGGCTCTTCCCCCTGAACCAGACGTCAGGCTCTTGGAGCCGGGCGAATTCAACGACCCCATCGGCTTCACCAACCAGAAACTGCGCTGGGAGGAGGCGTCGAAGCAACTGATGGCCATGCAGGCGGCCAAGCAGCAGATGGATGCGCAAAACCAGCAAATCCAAGGGACGCTGATGAAACGCTACGCGCTCGAGCAGAAGGACAAGCTCCTTCAGCACAAGCCGGAGCTACAGGACCGGAAGAAACTGGAAGCCTACCACGGCGATCTTCTCAAAACGCTGGGTCACTACGGCAAGACCGCAGACGATCTGGCGCAGGTTTACGATGCCGACATCATCAGGATGATCGAGGATCTCGGCAATTACCGGAAGATTTTGTCGGCGCGAAAGGCTGCGCGGCGCAAGACGCAGGGCACCCCTGTGTTGGCGCCGAGCACCCGCCAATCGCCACAGGGCAAGGCAGCCAAGACACGATCAAGAGACTGGGAGCAGTTGCGCAAGACCGGAGGGAAGGGCGACGGCGCAGCCGCGCTCGACCGCATCTTGGACGATTTGGTCTAGCAACGGAGAAGCTCCATGGTACAGGTCACAGGTGCATTCGACACCTATACCGCCATTGGTAACCGCGAACAGTTGGCGGATGCCATCTACATGATAACCCCCGAAGAAACGCCGCTGATGACGCTCATTGGCCGCGAACCAATCGACGGGACGCACCCGGAATGGCAGACAGACAAGCTTGCCGCTCCCAGTGCCAACGCACAGATCGAAGGCGACACTTGGAATTTCGCCGCCTTCCTGCCCACCGCCCGCGTCGGCAACTACTCACAGATCTCCGACAAGAAGATCGTCGTGACCCGCACGCAGGAGAAGGTCGTCAAGGCCGGGCGCAAGTCCGAACTGAAGCGCGAACTGAAGAAGCAGGGTGCCATCCTCAAGAAGGACATGGAATACGCCCTGCTGCTGCCGAAGGCTTCGGTCGCCGGTAACAGTTCGACGGCTCGTCAGTTGGCCAGCTTCCCGGCATGGCTGACGACCAACGTCAGCCGAGGTGCTACCGGCGCCAACGGCGGTTTCCAGTCCGGCACCGGTCTGGTCAACGCACCGACGCCCGGCACCAAGCGCGCATGGACGAACGTCATGATGGATGACGTGCTGCAGTCGGTTTACGCCAACGGCGGCAACGTCAGCACTGTCATGGTTTCCCCGTACAACAAGCGGGTGTTCTCCAGCTTCGTCGGCATCGCCGCGCTGCGCGCCAACCAGAACAACTCCAGTCACGAGCAGCTTGCGGTCTTCGCCGGAGCTGATACCTACGTCTCGGACTGGGGTGTGCTGGCAATCGTTCCGAACCGCGTCATGGCGACGGATGCGACGGTCGCAGGCAACATCCTCTGCATCGACCCGACGATGGCAAACGTCGGCATCTTCGATGACATCCAGATGTACGAAGCCGCCAAGATCGGCGACGCAGAACGGCGTGTTCTGGTCGTTGAATACTCCTACGTCTGCCGCAACGAAGCGGCCCACGGCGTCGTTGCTGACGTCTTCGGGCTGACCGCTGCGACGTAAGACGCAGCCCGGTGGCGGTGCCCGTCGCGCCCCAATCGTGATTGACGTCGTC